CGTATCATTTGCACCTGCTCAATGCTACCAGGCTCACCATCAATGAGGATGAGAGAAGCGCTGAGCATCTCAATATATACTCTGTTTAGATATGCTTGATAATCAGCCATAGCTGAGCGCTCATCATCAGCTAGCTCATGATGCCATCTTGCACGCTCATGCACATCAGTAGGGGCCTCAATCCATAGCAGCCGCCCAAGCTCACTGCGAGTATATGCACCTGCCCTCTGCTCAGCGTCCTCACGCTCAGAGGGTGAGAGGGCTTTTAGAGTAAATCTAGTAGCCTCAGCATCAATATGCTGTAGCACAGTTCTATCACCACTGCTGAGATAACTAGCCCTGTCCTCTGCAGAGGATTGCACAGATGGATCCACAGTGACCACAACCTCAATAGTATACTCTGCATTACTCGCAAATCTCAGCGCCATATTAGATGCCCAATCCTAGCCTAAATGGTGAGCATCCTGCATTACTCTCATAAGTGGCAGCTAAATCGCCTGAGTAATCGCCTGCATATCTGCTCTGCTGATAGGTCAATGCTTGTCTCACAATATCATTGCCACTCACATCATAGACATTGGGGTCTACAGTGAGCTGAGCTGCAGGCAGCATGATGGCACAGCCTAGACCATCACCCACAGGGCCTGTGCCAATAAGCACCTGGCGCACTGCTCGATTGAAGAAATCATCCTTGATGGTGGTATTGACTGAGCTTAGTGTGAGGCTCAACTCAACAGCCACATCTGTAATTTCCATATCACTCATGGCTAGAATGCTATTACTATGGCCCAATGGCGTGAGTGTATTGGTAACAGTCACAGAGAACTCCTCAGCATCGAGCGCCAAACGACCCTGCGTCTCACCTACAGTGGCATTAATTAGGCTAGCAGGTGAGCCACTTGAGAGCACTGCATAAGCACCTCTAAAAAATGGCGCGTTGCCTGTGTTGTAGGATGGCTCAACAGGCCCTGCAGCGTTGGCATGATCATCAGTGATATATGCACTCTGATAGGTAAACTCAGCCATTAAACGCCCATTGTCTAGACTGATGTTAAGTGATTCCAAAACACAGCCATAGGCATAGGTTCTAAAATTGTTGCCATCAATTCTAAAGGCAACGCTTGAGCCATATGTGCCTGCAGTGCCCCTGCTTGGCGTGTACCATGTTTGCAAACCTCTGGCAGCTGTGTAGCTCGATGTGCTGAGCGCAGGGCTGATGGTGACATTGCCACCCCCACTGAGATTATGATTAGTCACTGCAGAATACTCAGCACGCCCACTGATAGAGGATGAGATGAGTGTGCCTATGTCAGACTCAGCAAATGCACTAGCAGGGGTGAATGTGTTTGCATCCACTGCAGTAGTGTTGCCTGTGAGGATTGAGGGCAATTGAGTGAGGAATCCTGCGCCCAATAAATGGCCTAAATAGTTTGATGCGTAGGTATCTGCAGCAGTGCCAATGGTGGTGAGATCAACACGACAAACCACTGAGCCTGTGCGCCTCCTCACTCTATTGCCAGAGCCATCATATACAGTATCAATCTCAGGTGGCACAAAGTATGGGCCATCACGCGCATCATTGCGCTCTGAGATTACAGGCTCACCTGCAATCACAATGGGGTCACGCTCACAGGGGATTGAGATAAATGTGAGTCCTGATGCTGAGGGGATACCATCAGAGCCTAATGAGCCGAATGCACTCTCTGATGCAATGCTGAGAGATCGATGAGTAACAGCCATTTTTATGCCTCCAAATAAAGCAGATCAAACTGCATAGTAAAGATATGGGCGATAATATCACCCTGTGCGTCTAGTATAGGGTCTAACATGGTGGGCAGTGGGATGAGTGAAACTATGCCAGTGGTAGCAGTCTGATAGTTTGGCCCTTTGAGTGTATCAATCAATTGTGATGCATCCTCATTTATTAACCTCATCAGATAGCCCTGATCATGTGGGATATCATAGCGCACTCTGCAATTGATGCGTGTGCGTTTTCTGCCACTGATGCCTGCTTGGCCATCATCTGTAGCAAATGCATCAATCTCTAGTGAGAAATATCTATTACTGTTTGGGCGATTCTCAAGCGCTGCCCCATATCCATTGCCCCTGCTTACAGCCACATACCCATGATGAGAATCAGATTTAGGCGTGATGCTCTCGATGAGGTTTTCTAAAAATGTTAGCGCTGAAAATATGCCCTGACTCATTTTGATAGCCCTAATTTTTTACGCACCTCAATTTCAACAGTGCGAGTGAGTATTTTTACATCATCATCAGTGAGCCCTATAAACTCACGCTTATCATTTACATGATAGCCATAGCTCTGCACATGCTTGGTGAGGCCTATAGTAAATCTATCAACTGTGGCATCTAATACGATTAAATTATTCATCAGCTGCCCACTGAGCACTAGATCAACCTCAGCACTATCATTGCCACCCCTGCGCCTGCTCTCTTCCTTATATTGTTTATAACCACCCTGATAATAAACTGAGCGCCCTGTGCGTGATGGTCTGCCACCTTTGGGGGCTAAACGTGCGCCACGCTTAGCTACATAGAGAGGCTTTTTAGAGTAATCAGCAAACGCCTCACCATTGGCATCTATGCCCTTTGATGTGCGTAGCTTAATCGCTGCCAGAGTATTCTGAGCTAGTCTCAATGTATCCTGAGCTGACCACAGAGTGCGTGGTATTTTTATATCAACTGAGGCAGCCATCAGTGTTTCATGCCCCTAGCAGGTGAAAAGAATTCATCATTAGAGCTCTTGATGTATGAGCGCCATGAGGCTCTAAAATCAGTGGATGAGCCACCTGTCTTTTTTACACTCTCCTCACCCTCATCAATCACGCCATCACCATCAGCATCTATGGCTACAGATTCAAGCGCTTTACTTAACAGCTCAGAGCACCTAGCCCTCATAGCATCTGCCATATCAAGCTGAGCGCTTTGCTCATAGATCAGAGCAGCTGAGCAATAGGCATGGGCTAGCTGAAATGATTGAGCATTGAAAACCTCATCCTCAGTGAGTTCATCAGCAAGCAAATGAGATCTGATGTGCATGGCTATCTCATCGAGTGCTGCTGAGATCTGTGGTGCAAAATCACTTTGCCTGCGTGGTATCATATCAGCAAGCTGAGCAAATGTGAGCACTAAAGAATCATGATCTAGCCCTGTATCAAATGGGCGCAAAGTTACTTTGATCACGCCCTTTTCTGTCTGCTCTCGATTCTGTGAGCCTAGGTCTGCTGTATAGCTCACAGTGTAACTATAATAGCCATCAGTATCAGTGAGCTGAGCTGCTGTGAGTGTGGTGTAATACATAGGCACATGCAGCGTGGCAGCTGTGCTCAGATCAATCTCTCTAGGCAATGGCTCAGCTAATATGGCAGTAGTGCCTACTATGCGTGAGAGAGTCACTGCAAAATAGGTGTCTCCTGAGGTGATCACAAATGCCCTCTGCTGATCAGCCTGCAATGGGTCTGTTTCAGCGCTCAATGTAAGAGTGCGTCTATCTGTTGCAATGGCTGTAATCGATGAGTTAGCCCTGCTTTGAGTGAGGCCTACACTAATGGCAGCAGATGCACCAAACACCTGCAACGTCACTGCACCAGTGGTGGGGCGTGGCGCTGTCCACTGAAACATGTAATCATCATTACGCGCTACTTTGATCATCTTTTGCCCCCACTGTTAGCTTTTCCAATATCTGATGCTGAGGCCTGTGTAAGCTCAGCAGCCTCAATAAATGATTCTGTCACAGGTGACCATGAGTGCCTGCAGTTATACCCACCGCCTGATGTTTTAACTGCTAGGCCCTGCCCATTATTTAAACGCGCCATTTGTGTTTCTGTCACTACCTTATTCACAAGCGCTCTGCAAAATGGGCGTGTGATGCCATCGATGGGGCCTGTGTATAAATAATGATCTAGCTCAGCAGCTGCGCCTGCTATTGCAGTGATGCTGCGCCCATATTGAGAGATTTTAGTTTTGATCTCTGTGAGCTGTCTGCCCTGCGCTCGACTCAT